GCTTCTCATCGCTCCAGCCTATTACCCTGGGCTCTCTGTCGTGCCTTGGATCATGGCAGGGCAGGTAATGTTCGGCGTGTTCTTTCACCTCTCACTCTTCTAGCAACTCTGGATTTTCGTATACATTGCCAATGACTTCTAGCAAATCGCCTTTAGTAAATGGTGAGCCAAATGACATTGTTGCAAAATTCTTACCAAATCTTTTCCCTAACAAAAGACAAGCCTCTCTTTTAACCACAACTTCAATCTGGTATTCCCATTCTGCTTTTAAAAAAGGGTTTCTATATCGTTTTACTATATCCCCTTCAAAGATCTCTGTTCTGTTTTTATCAAACAGACCTGTTGAAAGACCCAATGTTTCAGGATCTACAGAACACCATTCTCCAATAGAGATATACTCGTCATTAGCTTCTACGACACCATTGATAATGTAAGACTGTCCTTCATCTTCAATGAGATAGCCACGTTTCCACTCACCTTTACTTTCTTCGTGAGTGGAAATACCTCTAACTGTTAATTTCCCCATCTTATCTTCTCCTTATCGTCCTATCAATTCAGCATTTTCGTAGATATTTCCTACTACTGAGTGATAAGTGGTACAATCAACCAAATCAGCAAAATATCCACGTTCCTCGTTTTCTACAGCCATAAACTTACCGTCCTTATAGATAACATACAAGTATACTAGTTCGTCTCCGCTTTCGTCTACATCAGCGAGAATATCCCCCTCAAAGATCTCTGCACCGTTTTTGTCAAATAGACCTGTTGAACTCATGAACTCAACTTTTTCAATTTCGTTCTCTTCAAATGAAAATGCGTCAACCTCTTCGTTCAAAAAATCAATCCTTATCACGTCTGACATAGTTTTTTCCGTTTTTGACCACGCTCTATATTTTGGCAATTTCATTTTTACTGTTCTCCTGTTTTTAAATATTTCATTTATGGTTATATTATACACTCTTTATTTCTCTTTGTCAACACTTTTTACTATTTTTTTGTGTTTTTGTATTATTTTTTAATGGTGCGCGTGATATAATAAAAACTTTCAAGCGTACCAAGGCTTTTCAGCTCCTAGCACCTCGAAAGTTTTGTGTTTTTTCAATCTTTTGTATTGTAACCAAATTCATGATCCGTTGCGTTGTATTCAGCAATATACTTACTTTCTAACTCTAATAAGTCTTTTTCTGAACCTTCTTCTAAAACGTCTATGACTTCATAAGTCCACTCAGTTATTTTGCTGTTCTTCATTGCTTCATGGAAATAGCTACCTGTCTGTGCTTTAAAATGTTGAAACCAACGAAAGATAGGGTGATTTACTGTTTTACCAATATACACTTTTCCTGTTTGCTTATGAGTTATCTTATAAACAAAGCCAACCACTCTACCGTTTTTGTAAGTCCTATCATCTTCTCTAAGACGGTTTTCGTAGTATTGTTCCTCATGTTCCAAACAACAAAAATAATATCCACTATAATCATTATTTTTTAGTTCAATACGACTTACAGGGTTTTTCCCGCAATATTGACAAGGTATTTTTTCTGTCCAAAACGCTTCCCATTGACTGTCCAACTCATAGATATTGACATAAAAGAACTCTTTGTCTACCGTTCTTTGAGGAACTTTGTTAAAAAAATATTCTGGATAATCATTTTTAACTTTATCAAGCACGTCACGCTTTGTATCATAATCAAAATACAGTTTTCGTTCCACTTGCTCAGAATAGAACTCTCCCTTGTTTTCTTTCCTATGGTTTATCCTTACAAACCAATTTGCCATATCAATTTTCTATCTTTTTGCCCTTTCCTCAACTTTTTTCAAGCGATCTGATATATTTTTATCAAACAACTTATCTGCTAGATCTTCAATTTCCTTTTGTGTCATTTTGTGTTCACTCATTGCAAAATCTAGTGTTTCTCCTGCGAGCAATAGGCTATTTTGGTATTCAAGGAATTTTTTTAGTGGATCTACACTTGCTCCCTGTTCTTCTAACCAACCAAAAAGATCCTTCAAATCAGTAACATCAATCCCCACACTAGTCTTTTTATGTTCTACATTCACACTAAAAAGGTCGTAGTCTAGCGTGTAAGTTATCTCTTTTCCATTACTTTTATAGTTTTTTACAATCATTTTTCCCTCTCCATTTTTCAACCAACTGCATTACTAACTTCCCAAAAAAACTTTTAAGTCTTACTTGTGAATCAGCCCTGTCTATAGCAAACCAAGCTCTAAAAAATTCCTTTGCTAATTGGATAACAAACCACATTTCAATCACAAAATAACAAATAAATGCAACCCATAAGAATATTTCGGCAATTAGGAAATTCGACATTTTTACTAAGATAATTCCAAAATAATCAACCCCCTTCTCCATTATATAATGGAGAAAAAGGATAGATAAAGAACAAGGTAAAACACCAACATTCCTATACCTGAAATAAAAATTACTTTTCTTCATACTACTTCCCCTTTGTAATTTCTTCTGCTTTCTTGCCAAAATAGCTCAATTTCATGTTTAGCAACAACAAAAATTCATAAGGCGCATTAAACATGATCTCAAAGCCTCTCTGCTTGCGTGTGTCGAACCATGACATATTTTCCTTATCAAAGTCTTTTCGTTGCTGTAGGGCTTTAAAATCCTCCTTATAGACGATAAATTCGTCACCAAGCTCTAAAATATCATTTACAATCTTCTCAAAACGATTTTTCCGATAATTCTTGATCTTGTGCCAAATATACCGCTTCTTATTATTGATCTTAATATAATTTTTAGATTTCTTCCAAGCGTGTACACCTTTTTTTGGTACACCATTTTCTTCGTAGTTATCAGGATTGTTCAGTCGTCTTGAATTTTCAAGTTTTGCGTCTAAGTTCGCCAATTTTTCTGAATATCCCAGATCATTTGTTAGATCAAATCGCAATTCTTTGTTTGAACTTTCATTCTTTGCAACGACTTCCAACTTGTCTACATCTAGTGAAATTACAACCTTACCTTTTGCAGGGAGGGTTTCTTTCGTGCCATAAGGCACACCATCAAACACAAATAAGCCATAATACTTCCATGTATTGTCTTTTACTAGAACACGTTTAACCGCATATAGAGCTAGTTTTTGCGTTTTTAGGGCGTAAGATAGTCTAATTTCATCATCATTTCGGAACTTCCAAGGAAGAGTGATCTTATTTTTGCGTTTTCCAAATGAAATTCCTTCTAGTGAGACATTATGGTTTTGTTTTCTGTACCAAATAGTCGTAAAATCAATCATTCTAGGGACTTTTAAAAAGTTATCACTATCTGATTGGCTTCTGCGTTTTAAGTAGGCTTTTTTAGTCGCTTGTGCCATATTTTCAACGTTAGACCAGTCAAGAATACCCTCGTTTGAGTAGCGCTTGTACATGACGCTCACTTGCCCCATGTTGTTGTAGTCAACAAATTTTCCACTATTCAAACCAAAAGCATTATTAAGAGCAATCCAACCTTCTTTTAATTCATCTGATTTTTCCTTGTACTCTGCTTTTAATGCTTTTTTTAGTTCTTTGTCTTTAGTTTCCTTTATTTTTTCTTGTAGTTCGTTCAATGTTTTAGTTTCTTCTGCAAGATATTTATAATCATCAGAAGATTGTCTACGATATTCTTGTCTGTTGAAATAGTTTACCATTTCACGCTTCATTTTATACCCATATTTAAAGATTTTTTCAAGGTAGTCCGTGTACCCTTTTGGATCAATCTGTACTTTTAACGTATAAGTCATAACTCTCTCTCTTCATTTATCTAAGTTTTCTAATTCTAACTCAGCAAGATATCGCAAGTGTTTCATAGTAACTTGACATTTCTTATCAAAATGATTTTCCCAAAAGCATTTAGTTGCCTTGCCATACTTCCAATAAAAATCCGTTCCCACTACTTCCCCTAGAACAGTATCATCTGAAAGTTGCTTTGTTTCATTTAAAAAATTTTCAATAGTTTCTCTCATTCTGCTTTTCCTCTTTTTGTTTTATATTTATATTATACACCCTTTTGCGGTTTTCGTCAAGTGTTTTTTGATTGGACACAACAAAAAAGCGGTATACACTTTGTATACCGCTTTCCCTGATTATCGTATGATTTTATTTTGCAGACTTAGAAAGACCT